AAGCTACACCAACTCCATAGTCTGCTTGATATCTTGCACCTGAAATAGCAACTGGAAAAAACGTTCCAGCTGTAGTTGTTGTTTCTACAATATTTAATTTTTCTAAAGGCGAAGTCGTACCAATTCCGACATTTCCTCCATTGAAATATGAATTACCATTAGAATTAATATTAACTTTAGTTACATTACTATCTTTTAAAAATAAAAACCCTTCATCAGTACCACCCCAGCTTAAACCACCATATTGGTTACCACCACCAGCATAACCATAGATTACATTTCTTACATAAGTAGCACCATTTACATCTAATGGAGCTGCAGGCGATGTAGTTCCTATTCCTACATTACTTCCTGATGGATTTAATGATAAAGGAAAGTTTACTCCATCTGAATTTCTTTGAGATTGAATCCAGGTTCCGTATGGAGAAGAAGCTGATTGACCAATAGCTATACCCACATCTGCTCCTCGTATATAAGCTGCAGAATTAGCTACGCTAGTAGTATCATTTTGTACATTTCCATAAACTTCTAATTTAGAAGCAGGTGAAGTTGTCCCGATTCCTACTTTTCCATTAGGAACAACCATTGCACCACTTGTATTAATAACAGTATTTGAACCTAAACTGTCTAAAGTTATAACAGCACCAGTTGTCATTGACATTAAAGTTCTTGAATTGCTTACCTCTTTAATACTAAATGTTTCGGCATCAACTCTCAATTCATAAGGTTTGTTATTGTCGGTATCAGTTATTCTTAATGCTGGAGTAGCTGATTCTAAATCTAACAAAGCATCAGGAGATGTTGTTCCAATTCCTAAATTACCACTGCCTGTATAGACCATTTGATTGGTAAAATTCCCGCTACTATTATAAGCTTCAATACTTAAATAATTTAAACTAGAAGAAGGGCCATTAATTTGAATTGCTGAAGAATTAGAATCATATATTGCACCAGTTGCTGTATTTCTATTAAATCCAATCCTACCACTATTAGCATTTTGAATTTTTAAATTTCCAATTTTAACACTCCCTGATACTTCAAGTTTTTCAGCGGGAGAAGTCGTACCGATTCCTACGTTTCCCGAACTATTAATACGCATTCTTTCCGTGTTGCTAACTTGAAACCACATATAATCTCCATCGTGAGCATACCTAATAGAACCTTCAACTGTATCTTCTGGGTCACCAAACAATATACCTTGTTCTTGTAAGTTGCCAGAAATAAATTGAATATAACTTGGTGAATTACCTCTTGCTATTTGTAATTTAGAATTACCATTAAACGAAGTTTGTTCAGTTCCAATTCCTAAATTACCAGAACTATTTAATCTCATTTTTTCAATAGAACCTGAGTTTCTAAATATAATTGAACTTGATGCAGGCATTGCGTCTACATATGTATTTGTTCCGTCTGATTTAAATCTAGCTTTATTAGTTCCTCCTACAATAAGATCACCTGTTACCGTGCCACCTGCTAATGGTAAATGCCCGACTTGAGAATATGTGTAAGCTGTATTCCAGTTTGTTGAATTATCTGTAATTATGCTATACACACCTGACCCATTGGTTTTCATTAAACCAGCAGATGAAAATTCACTATCTGTTAATATATCTCCGTCAGCTGTCACTGTCTTAAAAGATATAACTTCGATGTCACTTGTGTTTGGTGGAGCGGTGCTAAAGGTAAGAGTTGTACCATTCAAAGAATATGTATCTTTATGCTGGTATACACCGTCTATATATACTTGTGTTTTATTTTCGTTGTCTATACTGTTTGCTAAAGTAAAAGCAGTTGTACTGCCATTACCTGTAAAACCGTCTTGATAAACTACACTTGCGCTAGCTGTATTATCTACCCAGTTTAAAGCAGATCCAGTAGAAGACAATACTTGTCCTGAAGTTCCTAAATCCCCAGATGAGTCTTTTAGGCCTCGCGTAAGTTCTATATCTGTTAGAAACTTTTGCGCCATTAAATTTTATTTTATCCTATTTTACTTACTAATACTCTGATGTCGTTGTTTGAAGGTGCAGCACCAAAAGTAATTGTAACCACAGTTGTTGAAGTTCTTACGACATCTGCAATTACAGTGTCATTCGAACTTACGTCGTATAATTGAACAATTATATCTTTTGTGCCTAAGCCATGAGTAACAGCGTAGGATGTTGCTGACCCATCACCAATAGATGTTGCAAATGTACTTTCTTCAACGTTTTGAATTGTTTTGTAATTTGAACCATCTTTTGTTAATTGCCATGTATCAGTCGATTCATTCCATCTTAATGCTACATTTGTAGAATCACCTCTTTCAATTTCAATACCTGCGTTTTCACTAGGTGTTCCTGTTGCATTACTATTTAGAGTAATAATATTATCAGCAAGATTTATTGTTTCGGTATTGACCGTTGTAGTTGTACCTGAAACAGTTAAATTTCCAGAAACAGTTAAGTTATTGCTAACAGTTACATTGTTTGGTAACCCAATTTGTATTTGGTTGTTACTTACTGTAGTTTCAATTTCGTTTGATGTACCGGCAAATGTTAATGTTTCACCATTATTAAATGTATCATTTGATCCGTTATCCGCTGCTAAAGTAAAACTTGTTGATAAAGCTACTGTTCCTGCTGCTGTTAATTGACCTTGTGCATTTACTGTGAATGTTGGTATTGCTGTTGTTGATCCAAAAGATCCTGCTGTTACACCTGTATTAGTAATTGCAATATCGTCTGCATTTGCTGTGATACCAGTTCCTCCAACTACATTTAAAGTTACTGCTCCACCTGTTCCGCCGCCTGTTAAACCATTTCCAGCGGTAACAGCTGTAATATCACCCGCAACATTTTGCCATGAACTTGTTGCCGCATTATATACTTTTAATGCATCATCAGTGGTATTATAAATTATCCACCCTTGTATTAATCCTGATGAAGGATCGGTAGATACATTTTGAATTACTGCATTTTGTAACTCATTTTTGTTAAGATTAATATCTGTTAAGTATGATAGTGCCATAATTTTTTAGTTTACATATACCTTCCCTTGGAAAGAAGATTTAAATGTTATTGTAAATGTGTTGTTGTTTGTATGTTGAATATCACCAACCACATGAGATCCTGCTGAATCTACTGTTGTAACTGATGGAAATTTTGCTAAGTTATGATTTATTGTTTGTGCTTGATTAGCTACAAAATTTATATTTGGTGAAACAAAATTTTTATCACTTTGTCCTTTTGGAGAAAATGACATTGCATAATGTTTATACTGTGATAATCTACCGTTGCCTTCTCTAAATGATAATCCAAAAGTAGCATAAGTAGCACCTTCACCTGTATCAGTTATAGATGAAATAGCAAATTGACCAAAATTATTAGGATTAGTTGTTTCAGTTAACATAACAAATAAACCATCAAAGTATTGTAAATACTGTGCTATGTTTTGATCATTAGTATTAAAATAAGAAAACTGTAAAGATGTTACAGCGCTAAATAAAGTTTGATTACCTCCACCACCAACGAATGTGAATTCACCATTATCTGGGTGTGTAGCGGTTTCGTATTTATAAATTAATTGTCCATTAACATTTATCAAACTCGACGTATTCAAAAAATCCGCGATACTTTCTAATGTAAAATTTCTAGTATCACCACCAGCGTCTGAGCCTATTAGCTTATCGTTTTTTGCAACGCTAGCGTCCTGAGAATACGTACTTATTCTAGCCATTTAATTTATTTTTTTATAACATTAATAGACTTTTCAACCCCACGCGAACCGAAGTAAGAAATAACAACCGCCATCATAACCTTTTCAAAAGTGTCATTCCATAACGCGTTTATTTGAAAGTCTACTGAATTTACAGAATCTAATATACCAGCAAAAGAAAAAACAACAATACACCATATTAAAACCATAGGTCGTACGTTTGCCGCAAGCCAAGATCCAGAAGTAGCGTCTGCCTTCCACCTTAAACTTATTTCTTCCATTTCTTTATTCTGCTGATCGTATATTAATTGCTGTAATTTAATTTTATCGTCTGTAGATATTTTTGCTTTACCTATTTGTGCAATTGCATCTTTAGGTGAAGTTACACCATTTAATACTGCGCCAAGTTGCGGTGAAACAACTGAAGCAGCCCCAAATAATAATTTACCTACCGTCGTATCTTTGAATTTCTTTTTATCAGACATTATTTTTTATTTTTATAAGAACATCCTTTCATTTTATATCCTTTCATTTGATATACCGGTTTCATGCTTTTTACAAAATTTGTATTACCTGTATTTTTACCAGATACAAAATCTTTAAAACTTATAAAATTAGAATCTGCTGGTGTAGTTGATGAACCTTCAGTTCCCTCTTGTAATGTTACTCTATTTTTTCCGTAAAACTTAGGATTTATAGCTTGATTATCTTGTTTCTGACTAATCTTATTAACATTTTCAAGTCTATTTTTTATCCTAGTATTTTTTTCTTGTCTAGATTTTAAATTAGCAAGTCTTCTTTCCTGTCTTTTATTCAAACTTTCTTTACCTTCTAATTTACCAATAACTTCACCAAGTCTTTTTCCTTTTTTATCTTTTCTACTTATTAAGTTTTCTTCAAATTTAATTCCCCTAGCTCTTTGTCTTTTATCATAACTAGTAAAAGCATCACCCTTAACTTCTGGTGTACCAGGTTGAGATATATCTGAAACATTTACTAGTTTATTAAATCCATCAAGAACAGTATTATTAGTTAATCCTTGTGCTGTAGGATTATGTGTTCCGTATTTTTTTAAATTAAATTTTTTAGCCGCTTCAACAATAGAAGGATCCAAGTCTTTATATAATTTTGTTCTAGTTATTGGTTCATTAAATATATCATCAACCTTTACTAAATTGCCATCTAAATTACCTTTATCACCTATTTTTAAACCACTAAAGTTATTAGGATCTGATAAACTTAAAGATGTTGGATCTAATTTATAAACAGTATCACCAAATGATTCCATTTTTTTTACAACATTTTCTCTGAACGTGTGATTACTCTTAGGATCCATTTTAAATACTTTGTTAGCCACGTTTTCTGGCATACCACCTTTAATAGCTTTTTCTTTAGCTACTGCTGTTTTAGGGTCCATTGAATAAGGTGGCTCCTTTTTATTTTTTGGTTGTTTAAAATTTGGCATGATTTTTATTTTTTATATTTATATGGGAATAGAGTATTCATAGCTTTACGTCTGCCTTCGCATCCGCATGGTATGTTTAACCCTTTTGATACTTTATCTACGAATCCTTTGATTCCTGTTTTTGTTGTAAAATTTTCTATTGAGTCTCCTAGACCCTTTGGTTTGTTTCTAATCATATTAACAATTCCATTTTCTTCTAGCTGCTAATCCTCTTTCAGATTTCCATCCTTTAGATCTAGCACAGAATGATTTTCTTCTTTTCCAAGCTTTACTACCCTTCTTTAATTTTGAAGGTGGTGTTGTAACCGCAGTTTTAAGTTTACTACCTGGGTTATCTTTTCTGTATTTAGCTACGCCTTTTTTAGTCATTCCGCCTCCAGCTTTACCACCTTTTCCTCTACCTTTTTTTACTTTAGCGTAATATCCTTTTGATTTTTTCCTTGACGGAGCATTTTTACTTGGCATATTATTTTATTTTTGTTGGATAAACTTTTGTTTTATCATATACTTCTTTTTCAATTGGGTTATTAGGATCACCGTATTTCATTTTTTTACCTTTAATAATCATACCATCTCCAACCCTTTTAAATACTTGTATCGGTTCATCTTTTTTAGGTTTGAAATAAACATTGTTATTGTCATACCAAGATCTTCCGCTTCGCATTTGAATTATATGTTCTTTTTCATGTTCTACAGCATCTGCTTTCTGCTTGTTATTTAAGTCTTTATTAATAGTAATAGTACGATCCATTTCTGCGTGACCCCAACTGCTTCCTAATTTTTTTTCAAAAACTGGTGTATCAGGTGTTGAATGTTTTTCATTAATACCTAATAAGCCTGGAATACTGCTTTTCATTTTATAGCCCATTATCTATCTTTATCTTTAATCATATCATCTATAGCTTTATTATAAACTTTATCTGTATATGATTTATTATTATAAAACTTACTTCTTTCGCTTGTAGGTAAATCTTCCTGAGCAAGCATTATACGATACATTCGCATAATTAATTGTTTACATTTAAAAGAAGTTTTATATATACTATATTTTATAGTTGTTCTATTACGATGCCTCCATACATCTATCCATCCGCTTCTTCTTAGTCTTTCCCATCTATCTTTATCCCAACTATATGTGTAGGTGCCATCAATAAAATCATTACGTGTAAATCGCTCTTTGCAATCTAAATAAATAAGTAATTCTAAATCGGCGTCTTTTAGCCCATATGTTTTACAGGCCCATTTTCGGATGAGCCTGTAATATTTTAGTAAATTTAAATCTTTTATGTCACTAGCACTTAACCTCATTCGACTAACACTATATCACCAAGTTTTAAAACATAATATAGGTTATCTTTCCATTCGATACCATGACCAGCATGCTTATCGTAATATACTATATCGTCTTTACTAAGTATATCTGCTAAATGACCTGCAGAAATGACTTTTCCTTTTAAATACCTAACGTCTTTATTTTGATCTTCCGTTAGTTCAAGCCCTCCAACTTTTTTTGGAGCTTCTTTTATTTTTTCAACAATGACGTAGTAATTAATTGCTTTCATAATCTCTTACATTATTAATTACACAATCCGCTGAAAATATTGTTGTAGAAACACTAACTGCATTTCTTAATGCTGTTTTAGTTACGAGTACTGGATCTATAATTCCAGCTTCAACCATATTAATTTTTTTGTTTGCTACAACATCAATACCTATACCAGTTTTACCAGACTCTTTATATTCTAATGCCGCATTATCTAATATTGCTGCATAAGGTGCTTTTATTGCCTCTAGTAATATTGCTTCACCATCATTTTCAGGTATGATAGCGTATGATGCATCTAATAACGCAACACCACCACCTGAAACAATACCTTCTTGTAAAGCTGCTTTTGTAGCATATATAGCGTCTTCAACTCTATCTTTCTTTTCCTTCATTTCAACCTTAGAGTTTGCACCAACTTTAATCATTGCCACTTGCCCGTTTAGCATTGCTAATCTTTCTTGTAGCTTCTTTTTGAAGAATGGGTTTTTTTCTTCTTTGATTTTATTTTCAACCACTTCGATCCTCTCGTTGAGAGCAACACCTTGGTCATTTGTTTGTAACACTGTATGTTTATCATCTGTAACTGACTGAATAGCCTGTCCTAAAACATCGGGTTGTATTAAATCAAGATCATCGCCTAATTCTTCATTTATGACTTTTGCTCCGGTAAGTATCGCAAGGTCTTCAATCGTATCTTGTTTTGTTGGACCGAATCCAGGCAAATCTACAACATTTACTTTTATATTACCTTTAACTTTATTAGCAAGCAATGCCGCTAAAGGTTGTTGTTCTACGCCTGCAACGATTAACAAACTTCTTTTCGATTTTATGACAAACTCCAATACGCTTTGTATTTTACGGATATTAGGTATCGGCGAGGATACTATCAGTACGTACGGATTATCTAGCACTGCTTTACCTTTATCCTTGTTTGTTATAAAATGTGGCGACTTGAGTCCGCAATTTATTCTAGTGCCCTCAACAAATTTAACTTGAGTGTCATGGGTCTCAGACTCTTCCATAAGGACGACACCATCCTTTCCTACTTTTGAATAGGCTTGCGATATAACTTTACCAAGAGCTTTATCATTGTTACAACTAATTTCAGCTACGCTTTCAAGCATATCGTCTTTTACTTCAACTGCATTATCATCAAGATATTGAATTACTTTATTCATACCTGATAATATACCTTCTTTAATAGGTCTTACAGTTTGTGCATATTTTTTATCATTTGCTAAATGCAATAATGAATGAGCAAGGACGGTAGCCGTTGTGGTACCATCACCTGCTTCTTTCACTGTATTCTTGGCAGCTTCCTTAATTAAAGTAGCACCAATATTCTCGACCGGATCCAGTAAGACTACTGATTCTGCAACCGTTACACCGTCTTTTGTTATCACCGGTCTTCCGAGAGCGTCTTCATATATAACGCATTTTCCCGAGGCTCCTAATGTAGATCTAACTGCATCAGTTAATTTATCTACACCCGCCATTATTTTTTCTCTAGCATCCTTCCCGAAGGAAAGATCCTTAACTATCTCACTTGGGTTATTATATTCCATTAAATTAAATTTTTTTATAAGTGGTTATTCAAAGGTTTTAACAACTTTAGGTCCTTTAGCGAACTCTAATCTTTTGTTATAATGTTCGATACTTCCATCAATTGCAGCTTCTGCTGATTCGATGGTTTCTCTTCTGGTTATATCTGTCCATTCACCGGATGGTGTACCATCTGCATTTAAGCTTTGGCATTCGGTTTGATAAAATCCATTTGGTAATTGAACGATTCTCCAATTTTTTTTGTCTGCGAAAAATTCCCATGTCTTCTTGGTTTCTTCGGATATTCCTTGGCTACTATTATTCGCCCAGGAATAGGTTTTGTAATAAAATGTCATTGGTTTTGGTTTATAATACTATAATTACGTGGTTGTTAAATATTTTAAGGTCCTCCAAGTCCTTCATTGCCGCCGCCACCTGGACCACCACCGCCAGGAGGAGGGGGAGGGCCACCGCCCGTATGAGTATACCCATGAAACTCACTCATTCTATGTGGGGCAGTTTTATTTACACCACTGGTTGCTGCTCCAAATAAACTAGCAGCTAAAGGTGTTGAACCACCTGCTAGCTTAATTTCATTTGAACTAGCATCTGAATCTCCAAGTTCGGTATTTATATCGTGCATGGATATTTCACCACTACCTGGTAAGCTCATCTTCTAATTTTTTAACTTTGTTATTTAATTCTTTTATAGACTCAATTAATAGTGCTGTTAACTTAGGGTAATCAACTGCTTTATAACCATTGTCTCTTGTTTCTACAATCTCAGGAAATACCTCTTCAATTTCTTGTGCAATAACTCCAATATCTTTTTTGCCTGTTTCTTTATGTGATATTTTATTCCAAGTAAATGATACACCATTTATTTTATTTAATTTATCTAATGGATTAGATATATTGACTATATTATCTTTATACCTTTTATCTGAAGACACATATGCAACTACATCACCTTTTACTTTTAATGAATCTCCAGTATTATCCATATCAAGATAATGTGTGGTTGAATTCATATCATAAATAGTACCTCTAAAATAAGCATGATTATTTATGTCAAATTTAAATATTGAATATTCATAATCAGGCGAACCTGAAATTAATTTTCTTATATTAAATATATCATTTTGATATGTTCCTGTACTACCTTGAGCGCTTGGAACATCTAAGAAAAATGTTTTATAATATTCACTTACATGCAACCTTCCTGAATCTGTTGTTCTAGCTCCTGAATTTTGATTAAATATAATACTCATTCCGCTTGCATAATTAGCAGAAGCAGTTACACTATTTGCGGATTGGTTTGGTATTATTACACCAGCACCATTC